AACAGGACAGAGATGGTAATTTCAACGTGAAGATAGGCTTCAAAGAGCCGCGTTCGGATGGCGGCAGTAACGCTAAAATTGCAAACATCCTCGAATACGGCAAGCATGGTCAGACTCCGAAGCCTTTTCTGAAACCCGCCAAGAGCAAATCAAAAGACGCTTGTATCGAGGCTATGACAGACAAGCTGGAAAGCGAGATTGATAAGCTATGAGTATATTGTCCGAATTAAACGCACTGTTTGAAACCACAAATATCTCTGTCGAAACAGGTATCTTCAGCGGCGTGCCTCCCGATGAGTATTTGGTGCTGACACCCTTAAGCGACGCCTTTGCTGTTTTCGGAGATAATAAACCGCTTGCGGACATAAATGAAGTCAGGGTTTCACTGTTCAGTAAAAACAACTATTTACAAAGAAAGAATCAGCTTGTGAGGATGCTTCTCCAGGCTGATTTTGTTATTACCGACCGCCGGTATATCGGACACGAGGATGATACCGGCTATCACCACTACGCCATCGATGTGGCGAAATATTACGAACTGGAGGAATAGCAAATGGCTACTATCGGGCTTGATAAGCTCTATTACGCAAAAATAACGGAAGGCACGGACGGAACCGAAACCTACAGCACTCCCATCCAGCTTGCCAAAGCTATGAAAGCTGATCTATCGGTTGAACTGGTGGAAGCGACCCTTTACGCCGACGACAGTCCCGCCGAGGTTGTGAAGGAATTCAAATCCGGAAAACTTTCACTCGGTGTCGATGACATCGGCACAACCGCTGCAGAAGATCTGACCGGGGCTAAGATTGATGACAACCATGTCGTGGTATCCGGCGGAGAGGACGGAGGCGCTCCCGTCGCCATCGGGTTCCGCGCAAAGAAATCCAACGGGAAATACCGCTACTTCTGGCTTTACCGCGTCGTGTTTGGTATTCCTGCGACCAATCTTCAGACCAAAGGCGACAGCATCACCTTTTCCACCCCGACCATCGAGGGTACGGTATACCGCCGTAATAAACTGGACGGCAATGGCAAGCACCCGTGGAAATCCGAGGTCAACGAGGACGACACAAGCGTTCCGGCATCTGTTATCACAGGCTGGTACACAGAGGTCTACGAGCCTACGTTTCTCGTAACACCATAACGGAGGTTAGCAAATGGATAATGAAAGAAACGTTAAAATTACAATCGGTGGTCAGGATTATGAACTGATTCTTACCACCAAAGCGACCAAGGAAATTGCTAAGAGATACGGCGGCCTTTCTAATCTGGGCGAAAAGCTCATGAAGTCAGAGAACTTCGAAATGGCGCTTGATGAGGTGGTGTGGCTCATTACGCTGCTCGCCAACCAGTCGGTACTGGTACACAACCTGCAGAATCCCGCCAAGAAAAGGGATCTACTCACAGAGGATGCGGTCGAACTGCTTACCTCGCCGCTCGAACTCTCCGATTACAAGAACTGCATTATGGAAGCGATGTTCAAGGGAACGAAGCGCAATATAGAAAGCGAGGACGAGTCCTCAAAAAACGCACAGGTCGGGTAAGCGACGAGGAGTTGTTTGCCCGGCTGATTTTTTACGGCGTGACTCTGCTGCACCGGTCCGAGCGGGAGGTCTGGCTTATGCCGTTAGGTCATCTGCTCGACCAGTGGGAGATATATAAGCAGTTTAATGGTCTGGCAAAACCGAAGCGTGAGCATTACATCGATGAAATCATACCAAGCGGTATCTAAGGAGGTGGTGAGATATGGCGGATAATTTCGGCTTGAAAATCGGCGTCGAGGGTGAAAAAGAGTTCAAAAAAGCCCTTTCTGACATCAACCAGTCGTTCAAGGTACTCGGTTCGGAAATGAAGCTGGTCGAGTCCGAGTTCGGTAAAAATGAAAACAGCGTCCAGTCCCTCACCGCCAAGAACGAGGTTCTGACAAAGCAGATCGATGCGCAGAAAGAAAAAATAGAAACGCTCCGCAAGGCGCTTGAAAATGCTTCCGATTCCTTCGGCGAAAACGATCGCCGCACACAGCAGTGGGCTGTTCAACTGAACAACGCGCAGGCAGAACTCAACGGCATGGAACGCGAGCTCAAGTCGAATGAAAAGGCTCTTGATGGTGTGGCAGACGAGTTTGACGATGCGGAAAAGCAGGCCGACCAGTTCGGCGATGAACTGAAGGACGCGGGTGATAAAGCCGACGATGCTGGCGGGCGGTTTCAAAAACTGGGCGGTGTTCTAAAAGGCATAGGAGCCGCAATGGGCACCGCTTTTGTCGCGGTGGGGGCAGCCGCCATCGGAGCGGCAAAATCCCTGACCGATATGACGGTCGGCGCCGCTGCCTACGCGGATGAAATTCTCACGATGTCCACGGTTACGGGGATGTCAACCGAAAGCCTGCAGGCATACAAATACGCCGCCGAACTGGTCGACGTCTCAATGGAGACCTTAACCGGTTCTATGTCCAAGCAGGTCAAGTCAATGGCGAGTGCAAGGGACGGTTCGGCTAAATTTGCCGATGCATATGCAAAACTCGGTGTTTCTGTGGCAGATGGTAATGGTCAGCTCCGTGACAGCGAGACTGTATATTGGGAAACCATCGATGCGCTTGGTAAAATCTCGAACGAAACCGAACGCGACGCCCTCGCTATGCAGATTTTCGGCAAGAGTGCTCGGGAACTGAATCCGCTTATTGCACAAGGAAGCGAGGGTATTGCGGCTCTAACCGATGAAGCAAAGCGCATGGGCGCAGTCATGTCCGAGGATTCCCTGAACGCTCTTGGCAAATTCGACGACAGCGTCCAGCGCCTTAAGGCTGGTGCCGGAGCGGCAAAGAACGCGATGGGCACTATTCTTCTGCCCCAATTGCAGACACTTGCAGACGACGGTGTGTCCCTACTCGGTGATTTCACGCGCGGACTCAATGAAGCAGGCGGCGACTTCAGCAAGATATCCGATGTAATCGGAAACGCCATTGGCGGAATTGCGGATATGATCCTTGAAAACCTCCCCAAGATTATGGAGGTCGCCGTCGACATCGTCATGGCGCTGGTAAACTCCATAACGGATAATCTGCCTATGATCATTGAAGTGGCCAGTTCGGTTATTTTCACCCTGCTCCAAGGTCTGGTCGAAGCCTTACCGCAGATTACACAGGGAGCTGTACAACTGGTCATGTCCTTAGTGGATGGAATCATTGACAACCTGCCTATGCTGATACAAGCCGCCATCGACATGATTATTACCCTGGCGCTCGGTATCGCGGACGCGCTCCCGGAACTGATTCCCTCCATTATAGAAGCAATCATTCTGATTGTGGACACGTTGCTCGCCAACATGGATAAAATCCTTGAAGCGGCTTTCGCTATCATCGCCGGTCTGGCGGAGGGGCTTTTGAACGCACTGCCAAGGCTAATGGAAGCTCTGCCACAGATTATTACGACCATCATCGAGTTCATTACAAGCAATCTACCTGCCATCATCGAGATGGGTATTACGCTTATTGTACAGCTTGCGGCGGGTCTGATTCAGGCAATCCCACAGTTGATAGCCGCCCTACCTCAGATTATTGTCGCTATCGTTAGCGGGCTTGGCAGCGCGGTTGGTTCCGTGATGCAAATTGGTATAGATATTGTCAAAGGTCTGTGGGAGGGCATCAAGTCGATGGGCAAATGGCTGTCTGATTCGGTCGGTAACTTCTTCGGCGGGATTGTCGACGGCGTAAAAGGGCTGCTTGGCATCCACTCCCCGTCAACCGTGTTCGCCGGAATCGGCGGCAATATGGGTGAAGGCATAGGAATTGGTTTTTTGGATGCTATGAACGGCGTGGAAAAGGATATGCAAAAGGCTATCCCAGCAGAATTTGATGTCAACGCCACTGTGAATGGAAAAGGTAACGCCGAGAAAACCATAAACCACACCGGAGTTATCCGGGTGGAGGGTGTCAACAACCAAAATGAGATGACCTCGGTGGTAGATATCATCATCAATCAGTTAAGGGGTGAGGTGCGGATATGACGGAACTGAAAGACATGGACAACGGAATTGTTATCACCCCGTTCGTTTCACTGAAAGAAAAACAGGAGGTTATCCGCACCCTCCATAAAACCCTCGACGGCAGGCAGCTGATTTCACGATTCGGCGAGCCTGCCGTCTCGTATGAGCTAACCGTCTATGTAAAAGAGGACGGCAGACAGGCTTTGTTTTCTTCCGAAGACCAGCTTTCGCTTTTGAGGGTTACTTTGGGCGGCAAGATGTATTTCGGCAGGATTATAAAACTGTCCGAATTCGACCGTATTTCAAGGGAATATTTCAAAGCCGAAGTCACCCTCGCAAAGGAGGCGGATGTATGAGAAGCGTTCCGCTTGACCTAAAGCAGAAGCTCCTAAAACGCTTCTACGGAACATCGACTGATAACCTACCCCAAATACAGGTCATCGCCAAACAAGCAAGTATCAACACGCTGATCACTGAGGTGATCCATGAAGATATCCCGGCGAACTTCGGTGATGTGGCCATCAGACAGCTTCCGGGAGAAGCACAGCCGAGCCTTGTTTATGCAGTTTGTGTTGATAACGGCACAGGCAGTGTTTACTCCCGAAAAATGCCCGCTTATGCCGAACAGGAATGGGAGTTCGTTTGGAGTATTGGTTCGGTCAAGGACGTTGCAATCGAGTTTGACGGTGACTGGCGTATCAATCCAAAAAAGCGGTATTACGAACTGATGACCGAGGATGTGCCGTACATCTTTTTCACAGACAACAACGATAACCTATATGTACAAAAATGGAGCGATGTATCCACAAGGATACCGCTTGCCGAGGGCATCTCACAGATTTCCGTATGCCGTGGATGGCAGTCGACACTCGACACAGGAGTCGATCAGGGCCTTATCATCGGTTATCTGCGGGAGGGTAAAGTGTTCTATCGCGCCTATTGTCAGCAAAGCAACTGTGAGTATATCTGGGAAACTGAGAATGAGGTCACGGAGCTTGGTACAGGCAACACAACACTGTGTGTCTTTCGAACTAACGATTTCAGGGTAGGCTTTCTAACTGAAAACTCGGGTGTAATGAACTATGTCCTCTCAGAGCGCACTTACGCGGGTCAGGCGATGCCGCCGGAATATGCAGAAAGCTGGCCGCAGGACGCAAAGGTATGGATGAATAATGTCCAGTATTATTACCCTGTTTTTTCGGAGCATGGAGCAGCTATCCCGGATATGCCGTATCTTGCCTGTTATTCAAAGGACGAACCTGCTCTTGCCGTTGTAGAGCATGAACGGATAGGGCTTCGTGAGATTATTATGACCTTCAACCGTCCGGTTGGAGGAATACCCGGTGCGTTTGAGAATTACTTTACTACCTTTCCGGTGCGTCCGGTAGAGTCCTGTGTCTGGCAGAACGGCAACCAGCTGAAGCTGACCCTCGCGCAGGATTTGGGACAAAGCGTCGACTTTACGATTACGGTAAAAAGATGCCATGAGGCATGGCAGGTCATTGGCGGCCATCGTATGCCCATTGAAGCGACCGTGTTTATTCTTGATGGATTCCCGATACAGACCATATTGAGGGAAACTGCAACAGTGACTCCGACCGCCGGGATGTACATCGATCTCAAGAACGACCATCATGCGTTCCTGAATGAGAGCGTTACGGTCAATGTTGAAAGCACCATCACTCTGCCACCGGTAGGCATATTACCGATTTAGGAGGAAAAGCTATGGAATTTAAACAAAAAGCGGTCATCCATAACCGGTTCGATGTCGAGGTGCGCGATGCTAAGACAAACGAACTGAAGCAGACGGCCGTCGCCTACAATATTATTCTGAACCGCTGGTTTCACTACTTCACAAACACCGGCGGAGTAAGCTATTATGCCGACCCTTTGAAGGCAATCGGCTTCGGAAAAGGAACCGGTACACTGAGCGAAACCCGAACCGATGTCTTCAGTTATGTCGGCCGGAAAGTGCCGACTACGATTGAAACGGTGTATGCGTATCCGACCTCATATATCACGAAGGAAATCCGTCTTGAGGCTGACCAGTATAACGGAAATAACATTACCGAAGTAGGCTTTCTGGCCGCCTATTACGATACCTATTATCACTTCGTCACCCACGCTTTTCTGCAGGACAGCGAGGGTAATCAGATAGCTATCCAAAAGACCGACACTGACGTAGTGATTATTAGAGGTACCTTCTATGTGACATTTAATTGCACGGGCTTCGGAGACAATGGCATATATCCTCCCGCCGATCAGAACGGTGTCATAAAATGGCTATTGGGAACCAGCACTTTCCCCAATACCATCTCCTTTTCAAGATATAACCTACAAAAATCTAACGATCTGTGGAATAACAAGCATGGAACAAAAAGCACAAGCTTGGATGCCTGCACCCGAAATGCGACCACATGGCGGATTGACTACCCAGTTATCACATGGCTTGATACTGAGCGAAACAATCATACAGTAAGGACTATCGGCATCAACAGCATCGGTGCTATATCCCTGCCGAATCACACGATGTTCCCGCCGGTTCAGGTTACAAAAATAGCAATAGGTACGGGCGACGGCATCACGAAATCCTTCAGCATCAAAGCGCCGTTTATCATTCCTAATTCCGAAACTGTTTATGTGAATAACGTTGCGCTGACCAAAGGAACGGATTACGAGATCGACTATGAGAACAACTTCTGTGATATGCGGGAGAACTACCACACCGCAGGTCTTACCTGCAGGGTGGACAATGTCAGCTTCGGCAACCTCAAGACCGCCACAAAAAGCGGCTCGAATTATCGTGACCCGATTGCGTGGTGGGACTGCTACGAGGCAAACCAGTATCCCGCATCCTGTACGGTAAACGAAGCTAACCCGATTTTCTTTGACTTCGGTTCTGTAAAGGAATGCAACAGGATGAAGATCGAAATCAACACCGTTCCTGCAGCTCAGATTGACAATTTGAAGATACAGTATTCAACTGACAACGTAACATGGACAGATGTGCCGGGTATGACAAGGGCAAGCCAGGTGTGGAGCTTTACCCTGTCTTCGGCGCGGTACTGGCGTGTATTTATTCCTTCTTACAACTGGTCA